CTTTAGTTTTCATAGTATGTGCGTTACTTTATGTTTTGATTAAGTAAAGGATATGGGCGGTGAAATATCCGCCCTATCATAAGAGGTGAGTATGAGTGGTTATTATAGAAAGTTAAGGCAACATATTTTATCTTGTTATGATTTTCAAAGTCTTAACGAGTGTAGTGGTATGGTATACGATGCATGGAATGTAAATGATATAGGAAACCGAGAATATTACAAATTAATGAAAATTATTGATGGTGTTGTGAAAAAAGGAATTAAGTGTACGAAGATAGGGTTATAAGAGGTGAGTATGATGGATTTTGAATTACTATCAGGTGCTTTAACGATAGTGAGTGGAAATGATATTTACAAACCCATTATTGAACATGGGGTCGGCGGTATCTTTGCTAGATATTGTATAAATGGTGTAAATATTGAAGTAATGATAAGTATGTTTGATTTGAGAAACGGACGAATATCGTTAGAAGAATATACAAGATTAATACGAAGAAAAGCGATTGTTGAATATATAGAATTTGTTGAAAGCGAACGTGAAGAAGAGTGGAACAATGCGTTGAAACAATGGAATGATAAGCAAAATGACAAGCTATAGCGGTTACGTTAAACACTCAGATTTTTACATAGCACCTCAAAGCTATCAAGATGCATTTGATTTCTTGTGCCAGCTTGCGGTAGAGAGTGAAGAAGATGTGTTCTATATCGGTAAAGTAAGTGAAAATATAGATGATTTTGATTTGTATGATGTAGTTGAATTTAAATGGAATGAGGATAGAGGAGCGTGGATAGAAAGTGTCTAAAAGATATGTGAAAAGGGTTAGTGAAATCCAAGCTATACAATACAACGGCAATAATGCTATTGAAGTAGTTGAATTCGTTGGTGATGTAATTGGTATTGATTGGTATGAAAAAGCATCATTAGAAATCACAACAGATAATGAAGTGATCGAATGTTTTGAAGGTGATTATGTTGTTAAAGACCATAAAGATAAAATTAAAGTTTATGAGGCAAACGAATTTGAAAAGAATTATAGTGAGGTAGAAGATGATTAATGATAAACAAGGTAGAGAGTGGTTACTTCAAAAACTATATGATGATGGGTGGAAATATTATGTTAAGAGTGTTGGTAATATTGCATTTATAACAACAGAAAGACCAGTTGTGAATGATGGTATATTAGATATAAATAGTGGTGGCCGTGTAAAGTGTATTAATAACATAAGTAAAATAATGCCACAAATAGAGCGGAATGAAGTGTTAAACATTGCAAAAGAATTGGGTATTGTTGATTGGTCAAAAGTAGCGGTTGATACACCTGTATTAGTAAGTAACGATAATAAAGAATGGATTAAAAGATATTTTGCGAGATACGAAGATGGAAATGTATATTGCTGGCTAAGTGGAAAAACATCATGGACCGCCATTTGTGAACTTTCGATTGGACATTGGGATTACACAAAACTAGCAGAGGTATAAATACATGGTATGGTTTATGTTTTTTTGCTTGATAGTTGCTATGGGTAATGTAAACAATGGTTATGCAAATGCAATTATATTTGTAGCATGGAGTGTGTTGGTTTATATGCTAGCTATTAATGGCGCATTTAAGGATTGAGGTGATTTGTATTTGAGCGAACTGTCAAAGGAAGAAAAGAGATTAATAAATAGTGCTAAGGAATACCTAGAGCCGTTAAAAACAGTAGATAAAGATATTGAGTTGATGGTGATGGAAATAAAAGAATTACAAAGTAACATAACAACGATTAGTGCTATTGATTACTCAAAAGATAGGGTAAGTGGTGGCGGTGTTCCTTGTGGATTGGAAAATAGCGTTGCAAGATTTATTGATATAGAAAAGGAACACCGCAGACGGCTTGATGAGTTAAAACAGTATAAGTGTGATGCAACTGATTTGTTATTCGATTTGCATGCTCCTCTTGGTAGTAAGATATTGAGAGCTGAATACATATTAGGCATGACTACACAGCAAGCATGTGCAATTTACGAGGAACATTTTAAAGAAAGACAAGCCTTGAGATATAGAGATGAAGCATTTATTGAAGTAGCCAAAAAGATGTCACAAAATGTCAGTAAATGTCAGTAAATGTCAGTAAATGTCAGTATATCTATGGTTTGCTATTAGGTATAATATATGTGTAGAAGTTGCCACTAAGCGACTACTACTCAATCTTTCCTTAGGACAAATCAAAACACAACAACAAGCACGCCCATAAAAGAGCGTGCCTTTGTTGTATATGGGCGAAATGGAACGTATAGCGCTAACGGTCGCAGAGTAGCAGCGCAACCATATTTGATTTGGTGAGTGAAACACTATACTTTTTTCTAATTTCAATTTGAAAGTAAGTGGTAAGACAAAAACTTTATATGTAGAACTACTGCAAACTGATATAGGGTAAGTCGAATATCTTCACTTTAGAGCTTATACATTATCACTTTCATAGATACGAACTTACCCTACATTGGTTACACATTGAATACTGACAACTAGCAGCCTCCAAAAGAAACTTATTCATATTCTTGTTGTTACTTAACCTAACACGATTACGATCCATCAAATTGTTAGTTGTTGGTATTGAGTGTGTAATGATCATTGAAAACTAGGTGTGTTTCTCTTTTCCAACTTTGTAATTTCTTATTCGTAGTTGAACCTCAGAATGTATAAATTGTCATATCATCAACGCACCTAGTTTTGAGTGATTATTGAAAACTGGAGTTATATTTGTTTCCTAGGTACTTAACACACGATATAGAGTTTTAGAAGAAATGCTAATTCCTATGTGTTACATCGACAAGAGAGCGATGGTGTAACTCCGGTTTTGAATAATTAACATAAGCAAAATGAATAAATTTATCACAAAATGGGGTATATCCACGGCGATATACTCCATTTCTTGCATAAATCTATCATAAAGGGGAGATTATGACAGATGTAATGTGTTGTAAAAAGAAATGCCTTAACAATAAGAATGGCATATGTACCGCAAAGACAATAGAGTATGACGGCTTGTGTCAAACATATATCACCTGTGGCGGTGCAAGTAAATGTAATTATGGGTTATGCGTTAGGTCGCATGGGAAATTGAAAAGGAAAGGTGGCGAAGTACTTAAATGATTAAAGCAATAAAAGAATACTTTGAAACAAGAAAACTATTCAAACAAGCAGCCAAGGACTTAAACAATAAAGACCTACAGGCTAAAGCTAAATATGCTTATGAACATCGTGGCGATACAATGATTACACTCATTGATGGTTTAGCAATCATATGTGGTGTATTAATCTTAATCGGTATTGTGTGGTGTTGGATGTGAATTACCAACCAACGATAAAGAAACTGCTTAAAGCATTACAGATGAACGGCAGACGATATGTAGTTGATGTAAGGCAATCATGGAGTAAATACGATAAACCTTGCAAGATATATATTGTCAGTCGAATGTACACGGACGAGGAATATAAACTAACATTCCCTCATAAGTACAAAAAGGGTAAGACCTTTAAACAAGGACAACTCTATAAGAAAGAAAGTGAGTACAGTAGCACCAAGCAACACGAGGTGTTACTTTTTTTAGTTAAGACATATAAAGGTGGTGAGTAACATTGACGAATATAGAAGAATTAGCACAAAAGCTAACTAAGAAAGAACGCATATTCGCTGATGAATACGTTAAGACCACCAACGGAACACAAAGCGCAATTACTGCTGGATATTCAGAAAAGACGGCAAGAAGTAAGGGTAGTCAGTTATTAACAAAAATAAACGTGCGCCAATATATAGATGCAGTCATGAACGAACGCAGCAAAGACACAATCGCAACGGCTGATGAAGTGTTGGAATATCTGACTAGGGTTGTGCGTGGTGAAGAAAAAGATGCGTTTGGTTTAGATGTATCTGTTGCCGATAAAACGAAAGCAGCTGAACTCCTAGGTAAACGTCATATGCTATTTACCGATAAAGTGAAACTAGATGCAGAAATAGAAATTGATATATCAGACCGAATGAAACAAGCAAGGGTGAAATCCGATGAAGTACAACAAGGCACAACTGATTGATGCGTTGGGTTCGTTCACTCATGATCCGTTGGGTTTTGTCTACTTTGCATTCCCTTGGGGAGAAAAAGGAACACCGCTTGAAAAGTTTGATGGACCAGATGAATGGCAAATTAAAATCTTAAAAAAGATTGGGGATGAATTAAAGAAAGGCAAAAGCCTTTCAAAGGCAATTAAAATTGCAATCGCATCAGGTCATGGCATTGGAAAATCAACATTAGTATCGTTTCTTATTTTATTTGCTATGGCTACACACGAAAACACAAGAGGTGTAGTTACTGCTAATACAGAAAAACAGTTATCGTCTAAAACATGGGCGGAGTTGAGTAAGTGGTACAACCTGTTTATCGGTAAGGAACTATTTACATACACCGCTACTGCTTTATTTAGTGCTGACAAACAATACGAGAAAACATGGCGGATAGATGCTATTCCGTGGTCGGAAAGCAACCCTGATGCATTCGCCGGTCTACATAACCAAGGAAATCGTATCCTTATCATATTTGATGAGGCATCTTCTATAGCAGATATTATTTGGGAAGTTGCAGAGGGTGCTTTAACGGATAAGGAAACAGAAATTATATGGTGTGCATTTGGAAACCCTACTAAAAATAGTGGACGTTTTAGAGAATGTTTTAGGAAGTATCGCAATTACTGGCACACAGAACAAATTGATAGTAGAACTGTTAAAGTTTCAAACAAAGTTTTGCTAAATGAATGGGTCGAACTCTATGGGGAAGATAGCGATTTTGTAAAAATTCGTGTTAGAGGTATATTCCCTAGTGCATCTGATACACAATTTATATCTGCATCAATAGCAGATGAGGCACAGAAACGAGTATACAAGGTAGGGCAGTTTAATAACTTACCAACGATTATTGGTGTTGACCCAGCGTGGACTGGTGGCGATACATTAGAAATTGTAATGCGTAACGGCTACTCCATGAAGTGCCTAGCAACTATTGAAAAGAATGACGATGATATGCGTATAGCACAACTCGTCGCACAATTTGAGGATGAATACAAAGCAGATGCGGTGTTCATTGACCAAGGCTACGGAACTGGTATTTATAGTATCGGTAAATCAATGGGTAGACGATGGCGGTTAGTTGCCTTTGGTGGTGCTAGCCCTAATAATATGTATCTCAATATGAGAGCGTATATGTGGGGTGAGATGAAAGAATGGCTAAAAGAGGGCGGTTCTATTCCACCTAATGACCAAGCACTCTATGATGATATTGTAGGACCTGAGGCTATCATCGATAAGAATGGACGAATACAACTTGAAAGTAAAAAGGATATGAAAGAACGTGGCTTACCATCACCGAATAAGGGCGATGCATTAGCCTTGACCTTTGCGTTCAGGGTCACTAAAAAAGTGAATGTTGGGAGTAGGGTTCATGCTAACACTGAGTATGATCCATTTAAACGATAAGGGGTGATTAGTAAATGTGCATGAAAAATAAGATGCCTAATACACCAATGCCAGCACCAGCACCAACTGTACAAACGGATGATGCTACTACAACAACTGGTGAAGATTGGTATGCAAAGAAAAAGAAAGGTAAGAAAGGTTTTGAAAGTACTATCTTATCTACGGCAACTGGCACTAAAACAACATTAGGGGGTTAGATATGCAAGGAACTATCCTATCAACGCTTGCTAGACAACCAACTAACACAGAACCTAAAAAACGTGATTACACGAAAATTAAGGCGAAGTTTAATGCGATGTTCGATAATCGTCAAAAGTACATTTCTAGGTGGAAAGATATTCGAGATTATCAACTACCTTTCCTTGGGGTGTTCGATGATGAGCAAGACCAATCGAAAGTCTACACCGATAAAATTAATAACGGTGTAGCTTGGGAAAGTTGCCAAATATTCGCTAGTGGCGTTATGAGCGGTATGACACCGCCTAGTAGAAAGTGGTTTAAACTCACGTTAGAGAATGCTGAATTAGCTGCTAATAGTAAGGTAGCGGAAGTGTTAGATGATAGAGAACAAATATTGTACGCAGTATTTGCTAAGTCTAACTTTTATAACACAGTACACCAAACCTATATGGAGTTGCCGTTTGGTCAATCGCCTATGAGTATCATGCCAGATGCAAAAGTAGGTGTACGATTTACATCTTATCCTATTGGTACATATGCATTAGAGTGTGGTAGTAATGGTGATGTAAATACATTTGGTCGCAAGTACCGAATGACTGCTGACCAGTTGGTTGAGGAATTTGGGTATAACGCTTGCCCTGATAAAGTTAAACGTGCTTATGATGAGTGTAAGGGTAATGCAAGTACATTTATTGTATGTTGGTTTGTATTGCCTAACAAAGACCGCAACGGAAAACTAGGCAATAAGAATATGCCTTATTCATCTATCTACTGGTGCGAGGATAGCAACACAGATGAAATTTTGCGACATAGTGGGTTTGAGGAGTGGGCGATACCGATTGCAAGACACACTACACATGATCTAAGCGGTTATGGTAAAGGGTGTGCATGGTTCGCACAGTCAGATGCACAGATGTTACAACTCTTAGAGAAAGACTTAGTAACGGCTATTGAACTGGGTATTAAACCACCTATGAGTGCATCATCTGGTGTTATTGGTAGCGTAAATCTATTTCCGGGCGGTGTAACTGAAGTTGATACTAACGAAAAGGTAGAACCAATCTTTAATGTAGGCATTGATGTTGCGAATGTACAAGCTAAGATACAGTTTGTATCTGAAAGTATTAAACGTGCCTATAGTGCTGACTTATTCTTGATGCTTGATAACCTTGATGCAGGGAAAATGACCGCACGTGAGGTTATGGAGCGTACACAAGAAAAGATGCAACAATTAGGTCCTGTAGTTGAACGCTTACAAAGTGAGTTCTTGAACCCAATCATTGAACGTACTTATGGCATCTTGGATAGGGCTGGAATATTCCCTCCGATTGACGATGAAGTAGCGGAAATGTTAAATGGCTTAGATGTTAAGATTGAATACATCTCACCTCTAGCGCAAGCACAGAAAATGTCATCCTTGGTTAATATTGAACAGTACTATGCATTCATTATGTCATTAGCACAGGGTAATGCTAACATCGTTCAGAAGTTTAACTTTGAAGAGGCAGCTGACATTTATGGTGTAAATCTTGGTGTACCTATTAAGGTTATTCGTTCCAATGATGAGTACCAACAAATTATGGCGCAACAACAACAAGCACAACAAGAGCAAGAAGAACAAGCACAAGCAATGCAAATGGCACAACTAGCACCTCAAATGGCTGGTGCTGCTAAACAGGCAACAGATGCAGCCAATGACGGAAACCCAGTAATGCAACAATTAATGGGTATGGGGGTGTAGATGAAAACTAAACAAGATTATATTCGTGATCGTGATATTGATGCACTTAACCACGTACTAAGTACTGAACTTGGTAGGTGGTTTTTTTGTAGGCTTTTAGACCGAACCAATATATTGAAACAATCATTCACAGGTAATTCTGAAACATTCTTCAATGAGGGGAAACGAAAAGTAGGGTTAACCTATATGAATGATTTGGCAAGCATTGGTGATGGTGTAGAGGGTGTAAAGAAATATCACCAAGCACAACTGGAATATATCAATCAACAAAAACTATTCAAAGAGTTAGAGGAGAAAGGTGAATAACTATGACAGAAGATTTAACGCAAGGCACGAATGATAACACAATGAGTGCGGAAAGTGGTACACCACAAGACACGAATACACAAGAACAACAAGGAACAATCTTAGGTGGTGGTACTGACACAAGCGGTAACCAAGAACCACCTGCAGAACCTGTTGTTTATGATTTCACAAAAGCATTTGAAAGTGGTGAAGTAGACCAAACAATCGCAGATGAGTTTTCTAAAATGCTTAATGGTGTAGGTGCTACGCAAGAGCAGGCGGTAGAGTTAGCTAAATTTGGTAACAAGTATGCTACTGATCTTGTAACTGCTTATGAAGCTAAAAGGCAAGAGGCTTTGGTAGAACAGTATAACAACTACGTAGAACACACAAAAGAGGTATTAGGTAATAAATACGATGAAACTGTAGCTAAGGCAGGCGCAGGTGTAGAAGTAGTAGAAAAATCTATCCCAAACATTCGTGAAATTTTAGCTGAAAATGGTTTAGGAAATCGTGTTGAGTTAATTCAGTTGTTTGCGCAGATCGCTGGCATGGCTGGTGAAGATAGCAATACAAGCAATAGCAAGCCAGCTACAGAAATTACAACTGAACAAGAATTAGCAAATCGAATTTATAAGGATATGTAAAAGGAGATTAATTAATGGCAATCGGAACTATGAACCCAACTATTTTAGACGTTGCAAAACGTATGACAGGTGATGGTAATCTTGACAAAATTGTTGAGATGATGAACCAAACAAACGAAGTTTTAACAGATATGACTATGCTAGAGGGTAACTTACCTACTGGTAATGTATCTACAGTACGAACTGGCTTACCTAAAGTTGCATGGCGTGTGTTTAATGATGGTGTAGAACCTAGTAAATCTGCAACTGCACAAGCTACTGACACTTGCGGTATGCTAGAGGCGTATGCAGTTGTTGACCGTGAATTGGCAAAGATTGCTAACAACGCAAAAGAATTCCGTTTACAAGAAGATCGTGCATTCCTAGAAGCAATGAACCAAGAAATGGCATCCACTCTATTCTATGGTTCTAAAGCAATGCCAGAAAAGTTTGTTGGTTTGACACCACGTTATTCTGACAAAACCGCTAAAAGTGGTGAAAACATTATTGATGCTGGCGGTACTGGTGCGAACTTAACATCTATTTGGCTTGTGGTGTGGAGTCCTAATACAGTACATGGTATTTATCCAAAAGGTTCTAAAGCTGGCTTTGAAATGGAAGATGATGGTGTTGTTGATGTAACAACAACAGAGGGTAAAAAGTATAAAGCATACCAAACACACTACCAATGGAAAAACGGCTTAACTGTTCGTGATTGGAGATATGTGGTTCGCATTGCAAACATTGATGTTACTAAACTTAAAAAGGATGCATCCACTGGTGCTGATTTAATCGACCTAATGATTGATGCAGAAGAAAAAGTGCCTAACCTAGGTATGGGTAGACCAGTTTGGTACATGAATAAAACTGTTCGTGGTTTCTTGCGTAAACAACTTAACGAGGGGCATAAATACCAAACTGCAGCTGGTGAAGAGCCGGGTAAAATTACAGTTGATTTCAATGGTACACCAGTTAGACGAACTGATGCATTGATCATTGGCGAACAACAAGTACGATAATTTAAGGGGGTAACTACTTATGATGTTAGATAAAGATAATACGTTTTTCTTACGTAAAGATATTACTACAAACACAAATTCCGACGTTGTTTATAATGGTGGTGCTGGTAATGCATATGTTGCACCTTGGCTTGTAATTCGCCTTGAAAAAGATGTAACTGGTACACCTTTATTCAATGTGTATACCTCTGATAAAGAAAATATGGCTAATGCAGTTTTACTTCATGGCATTACGTTGCCTGCAAACGCTAAAGCAGGTACAGAGATTGTTACACGTTTAGGACAAGGTGCAAAAGAGTATATCAGAATTAACGCTAACAATATGACTGCTGGCGCTATTTCTGCATTCTTGGTGTTTGATGCGAATACAATTTAATGGGGGTAACTATGTTAGTAACAACTAAAAAGAAAATTTACTTGTGCGATTTTGGTGTTGTTGATGAGGGTGTAGAAATTGATGTTTCTGCAGAAATCATTGAACAGTTTGGTCATGAAACTTTTGATGGTATTCCAGTTGAAGTTGAGGAACCAACAGTAGAACCTACAGAAGAAACAGTAGAGCCTACACCAAACAAACGTGGTAAGAAAGCTAAAGAAACTGCTGAATAATTGAACGAGGGGTGCTTATGCATCCCTTTTTTTTTATAGAAAGGTGGAACAAATGACACCTACTGATATTTGCAATCAAGCATTATCGCTTATCAATGCTGGTCGCATCCGTTCCATGACAGAAGAAACAGAACCTGCTAGACAATGTAGATTGCATTATGATCTAACACGTAGAGTATTGTTAGAACAGTTTGAATGGAACTTTGCACGTAAGCGTGAACGAGCGGTGCTATCTGAACATAAGATTGATGGTTGGGGTTATGTTTATGCTTACCCTGAAAAGTGTGTTCGTATTCTTGCGGTAATTCCACAGGGTGAACGATACCGAGCGGAAAAGCAACGTGAATATGATGTTTACCTAACTGATAACAATACAAAGTACATTGTATCTGATGTACCATTGATGCACATTGATTATGTGTACGATATTACCGATGCTGATGTAATGAACCCTATATTCGTTAAAGCGCTGGTGTGTAAGATGGCATCTGATTTAGCTATGCCACTAACTGGTAATAGTGGTTTGTTTGACCAATCGTATAAACTGTACCAAGCAGCAATACAAGAGGCAAAATCTATGAGCGCAAAAGAACGTAGACTAGATATGCCTTATGTATCTAGCTATTTGAAAGCAAGGAGTTGGTGATATGCAACCTATGTTTATCGGACAAGTCGCATTTACTACAGGCGAAGTATCGCCAGATGTATCTAGTCGATTTGACTTAGAACAATATAAAAGTGCATTACTGCTTGCTGAAAATGCGGTAATTAGACCCTATGGAGCGGTAGCACGTAGGCAAGGTTCACAGTTTATTGGTTACGCTAAATACAATGATAAGCCTGTTAGACTGTTTGAATTTACCACCAATAAGAACCAATCATTCATGCTTGAATTTGGTGATAGATATGTTAGGGTATGGCGGAATGGTGTATATACAAGTGTTGAAGTAGCAACACCATTTGAGGCGGACATTGTAGGTGAATTAAACTGTATCCAAAGTGGCGATGTAATGTTCATCTGTAGCGGTAAATATCCTATCCATACACTATCTAGGTATAGTGATACAGACTGGAAACTAGATGTATACAAATTATCTGAGCAACCATACGAGGATATCAACACAGACAATTCTCATACATTAGTTGTTAATGGCGATACGATCACATCTACAAAAGACCTTTTCACACAAGATATGGTTGGTAGTGTAATTCAGATTGCATACTATGTGGAGGCGGTACATACACAGATTAGCGGTATCGTTGTAGCGAAAAAAGTCAAACGCTATATGCAACCACAAGGAATAGAAAAGACCTACAACAACATTAATTACAATGTTGAAAGCTACAGTACTGATACAGAACTATCATGGAAATTCACCACTCATGGCACATGGGAGGGTACAGTTAAAATTCAAATCTCTAACAACAATGGGCAGACTTGGAAAGATTACAGAACATACACCTCTAAGAATGACTACAATGTAACTGATACAGGTAAGATAGAGGCTGGAGCAAGGTTAAAATATATCTCCGATATTAAAGGTGGTTCTGTTAATTGCGACTTATCTATTATGCCGTTTACTCAATATGGTATCGTTGAGATTAAAAGCGTAACCGATGCTAAGAATGCAAAGGTTAATGTTCTGAATGGTATTAAAGAGGGTGAACCTAGCCACCAATGGAAGTTAGGCAGTTGGAATAGGGGTAGAGGTTATCCAAAGTTATGCACATTCTATCAAGACCGATTCGTAGTTGCTGCTACTGATAGCAAGCCTAATTACATTTGGTTTAGTCGAACTGGTGATTATCCTAATTTCGGTGTTGAAAAAGTAGGCGGTACAATCACAGATGATAGTGCAATCACACTACCAGTAATTAACCGCAAGATGTATGAAATAAGACACCTTGTACCAGCTAATGACTTAATCGTTTTAACAAGTGGTAATGAATGGATAGTAGATGGTAGTAAGACTATCACACCTACTAACTGTTATTTGAAAACACAAACACAACGTGGTGCATTGAAATGTGAACCACAGTTTATCGGCAATAGGTGTGTGTTCGTTCAAGAGCGTGGCGGTACTGTTCGTGATATGGGTTATAGCTATGAAAGTGATAACTACACAGGGCAAGACCTTACACTATTTGTTAAAACATTAGTTAAAGGTCATGTAGCGGTTACAAGTGCTTATGCACAAGACCCAGACTCTATCATCTACTATGTAAGAGATGATGGACAACTCAACTGTTTAACCTATATCCCAGAACAAAAGGTGTATGGGTGGTCGCACTTTGTTACTAATGGTAAATACCGATATGTAGAGAGTGTGGCAGAGGGTGAACAAGACACAATCTATTTTGTAGTAGATCGTGTGATTAATAATAAGAGTGTGAAATGTATTGAACGTAGTATTCCGTTGTACACAGAAGATAACTCCGATGTGTTCCTAGATTGCTATGTTAAAGTCGCTAATTCAATTAAGACCGATTACATCAACGCACCTCATCTAGTAGGACAAATGGTAGACATAGTAGTTGATGGGCAACAGATGCCATCTAGGGTAGTACCACCAACTGGTGTTATTAAATTAGATGGTAAAGCAAATGTAATTACTGTTGGTTTACCTTATACTACTAAAATCAAAATACCTAGCGTAGAGCAACAAATAAACGATGGCACATTGCAATGTAGATTGGTAACTATAACACGAGTTGCGTTGCGGTTATATCGTTCATATGGTGGTAGCGTAGGTAAAACATTTGATGATGTAGATGATTTAATTATGAAACCTAAATCGCTATTTACTGGTGATACTGTAATCGTGTTACCTAAGATAGCAACTAGCGTTAATACAAATACAGAAATTTGCATAAAGCACTCAAAACCTTTCCCATTTAACCTGTTAGCGGTTACAAGAGAGGTAGAAATTGGCGGTGGTTTCCCAAATGTTCATGGAATGTGATATTTGCCCATCTAAGCACGTTTCGTTAATTCGTGAGTTATACATCAACTTACGTTCGATAGATGTCTTAGAGGTTAAATATATCAATCGAAAAAATTCAAACTATGGCGAAAATGACTTTGTGAACGATATTCTTGGGGAAGATTATCAAAGTCGTATTGTTATTGATAATGACAAGCCATTATGTGTATATGGGGTATCGAATACATCATTAAATGGGATGCATTGCATTTACTTTTTGGGTAGTAAAGATTTTGAACGTAGTTTGACATTGCAAAAGCAATTCATAAAAGTTAGTAGAAATATCATTGGGGAATGGCTACAAACTAGGGAAGTACTTTTTAATTACATACATAAAGAAAATCACCGCACCATTAGATGGCTAAAATCTTTAGGTGCGGTTATTCATTACGATATTAACGATGGGGATATGGTTTTATTCACATTGAGAAAGGGGGATGCGAATGTGTAACCCTATTGCATTAACGGCAGCGAGTATGGTTGGTACATTGTTTACACAACACCAACAAGGTAAGGCGCAAGCTGCAATGTACAATCAGCAAGCAAGGGTAGCAGAGGCGAACGCACGAATTAGTGATCGCAAGCAAGAACAGATTGCAGACCAAGCCTTGCAAGAACGAGATAAAATGTCCGATAAGATGCGACTTATACAAGGGCAGAATGCGGCAGAAACTGGTGCTAGTGGCTTGATGATGGCTGGTACACCATTACAATTAATGGCATCTAGTTATGATGAATACAATAAGGATATTCAGAATTGGGAAACTAACAAGAATAACAGTATCTACAATGAATATCTTAACGGCATGAACTACCGCAACGAGGCAAGCACCGCACGTGCAGCGGCAAGTAATGCTAAGAAACAAACTAGAATGGCAATGTTGGGTACGATATTAAGTGGTGCATCTAGTATCTATGGTTTAAAAGGTCAGTATGGCGGTAGTAGTAATAGCGGTGGATATTATTCGCCTAGCTTAAAAGCATCTCAACAATCTAACTTGGTTAGGGATGGTAGGTTTGTAAGAAATACTATCAGAAGTAATAAGTGGGGTATCTAATGCGGTTAGTTAATTACAATGGCGAACAAAAACTAAATACAATTAGTGGTGGTGTGCAAGCTACTGGCAATGAATTAGCGTTTGGCGGTAATCAACAAGGCTTGAAAAGTGTAGTTAATGCCATTGATAACATTAACGAACAGATGCAAAAGCGACTTGATGAAGATTTAAACATCGCTTATATGAACGCTGAAACAGATTATAAAAATCGTATATCACATGAATTGACCAATAAAGAAACTGGTATTTTACATAAAGAGTTAAATGGCGCTGCTAATGTAACGCAACTATTTAATGAAAGTGAATATAACATCAGACAAGAGGTATTAAGTAATTTACCTAACAATAAGCGATTGCGTGAACGATTTTTACAAATGGCGGATAAAGATTATCACGCTAATAATATACGTGTCCAAGTGCATGAGCGTTCCGAACGTGAGAAGTACAAAGATGTAACATTTAATAACAATGTGAAATCATCTGAACAGATTGCAGTACTAGGCTATAACAATCCTAATATTGTATCTAACTCATTAAGCACTATTAAGAGTAGCATTGAAACTATGTATGGTGAACGTGGTGAAGAATTTGTAAAAGCTAAATATCAAGAAGTAGCAGACCGAGTAGGCGCTGCAATTATTGATGAAACAGTAACACGAAATGATATTACCGCAGGTCCACAAACAATAGCAGCACTACGAGAAATGGGTGTGAGTGAGGGTGTGTTATCTAAAGCAGCCGTGGCAATCGATAAGGTTAATACCCAACAAACAATCGATAAACGTATTGTAGGTGATGTAGATACATATGGTGAAGATGATGCTAGTATCGAAAAAGGTGCTGATGCATTTATAGCTAGTCTACCTAAAGCAGGGCAAGGCGGAAATATAAACTTACCTGCACTTGATGGTGCAGTTAATGAACAGTTAGGCAAACCATATGTGCTAGGTGGTGATGGTGGTGAAAGTACAGATTGCGGTAAGTTCACTTTAGATGCCATGTCAAAAGCAGGTGTTACTCTTAACTACCGCACCGCAGATGGTCAGTACTTACAAGCGGAACAAGAGGGTAAACTTGTAAAAGATATATCGCAAGCACAAAAAGGTGATTTAGTATTTTGGTACGTAGAAAGCAATAACGAACGATGGGCGCCTAGTGATGATCCGAGTGCAGTAAACACGAACAATCAAGCCTATAAAGGTGTAACTCATGTTGGTATCTATATGGGAGATGGTAAAGTTGCACAAGCTGGTAGTGGTGGTGTGTCTATTGTTAGTACTGATATTTACCCTATCGTTGGTGTAGGTAAGTTTAGCGGTAGCGCTAAAGGATATACTGACGGCGAACTCTTACAAAAACGAGAAGAGTACATGAAAGCCTATAAGTTGGAAGTGTCCAAGCGAAAAAAAGTACGAGCAGAAGAATTAGCTAGACAAAAGAAAGCGATTGAACTGCAGTATTTGGAAATGCAAAAGAATGGTGCGACCAATGCGGAATTAGCGAACTTTTTGGATAGGTCAACCGCTGGTAACGAAGAATTAACACTAGCGTTTGGTGGTGTTAGAAATAGATACATAGAGGCTGAAAGGCGAGAGGTAGCAGCACAAAACAATGCACAATACAAAGCTACAATAGTACAGATGATTGCAAATAATGTACCGCCTGAACAAATTCTAAAGTATGCTGCAGAAAATGGTTCATTATCTATGGAAGAACAAAGCAGTTTGAATAAAGAACTAAATGATATGGTGAACGGAACTGGAGATTATAGCGTAGACCTATCACCAGTAAAGCATATCATGGATGATGCGGTGGATAATCTAAAAGATAGTCAAAAAGGTATATTCAAACAAGGGTTTAGAAAAGATTTTGCAGCATGGTACAGAAAAGCAACTATGGAAAATGGAGGCGAGCCACCAAGTTATGAAAATCAAATTTGGTATGCAAACGAAATCGCAGGGCAAAAAGTTATACAAACAACACAAGTTAATCACTTTTGGGAACGTGGCGATAACTATCAAAGCAATGTGGCATTGGCTACTATCCGTGGTGCTGGGTTCATTGACTATCAACCAATCATCGGTGATGATGGCGGACACTATGTCCGAATGACTAGACCGGATGGAACATTCGAAGATTATGAAGAAAGCGATTTCCACAGAACATTTGGGGATAATGAATAGTAAGGAGTAATACATGGCTAAATGGCATTTTACGCAATATAACCCTAATGGAACATTAAATACAAACGAACATAAAACAGACCTCAAACCAGTTGATGGCTGGGCTGGTAATGCAGTAGATGCAGTAAAACAAGTAGGTAATGCGTTAGGCGGTTTAGCAGATGCACCTTATCTAGTCGATACAACTGGTAGTGGTAAGGATAGAACTTTACAGACTGTATCTACCATTGGTGAGGCTTTAAAGGAAAACCCTATTGTAAATAACCCAGCATTGCAAGCTGCATCAGCACGTTTTATCTATGCAAGTAATGATGCGGTAAAAGCTAATGCAGCACTAGACTATGCTAATAAACTGAACATAGGTGCTGATGTTATCTTGAATAGCGGTGAAACAGGGTTCACAAGAGCAGCCTATCTTGCTAATCAAGTAGATAGAGGGCGAACAGTACAATCGCTATATGATGAGTACCCAGAGTTATACAAGATTAAATATGGTTCACAATCAGAGGCTATATATAGTTTAGACAATTTACAATCCATTAAGTCTACTCATGGTATATGGGATAGTATTCAACAGAATGTATGGTCTATTAATGATCAGATGAAGTTGGGGGATGTTGGTTATGAACTATCCAACACTACAGACCCTAAGAAAATCGAAGAATTAACAAACGAAATTCAACGCTTACAAACTAACCTTGCGAATTATCGTCATGCAGATGGACTAGATGTAGCACAATCTGTAATCGGTGAAACCGCTGGACAAGGCTATATGATGGCTAAACAAGGCGGTATAGGTGCGGTAGCTGGTGCAGTTGCTGGTGCATTAATTGGTGGCTTGGCTACAGAGGGTGTAGGTGCAACCGCTGGTGCTGCTACTGGTGCTAAATGGGGTGGCGGTGCTGATATGGCACGCAATATGTACAAAATGTCATTTGGCAATAAGTACATTGAACTCACTCAAAAGAAAGATGCGAACGGCAACCGAGTATACACAGACCAAGAGGCTAATCAATACGCTATGTCTTATGCTGCTATTGATGCTGGTATTGAGTTTGCAGCAACTGCAGCTATGGGTAAAGCCGTTAAAGCAGTAGCGCCTAAAGGTATGATTGCAAAAGCTATTAGTGCAGGTGTAGGTGATACTGTTAAAACATTTGATAGAGGTATTGGTACAACTGTTGCGCAGATGGCTAAGAACTCCGTTAAAGCTGGTGTACCTGAACTCTTTGAAGAGGGTTTGCAAGATGTAAACGAAAAGGTACAACACAACCTAACACGTAAGGATAATGACCTAGAGGGTTATTATAGCGTAGGTGATATTGCTATAGGTTCACTAGATGCAATGAAACAAGCATTGCCAGCGGTAATCGGTTTTGGTGCTATTGGTGGTGCAGTAGGTGGTGTGCGTACTGCAAAGGCTTTTCGTGATTTCCAAAAGCTAACACCTGAACAACAACAAGCAGCAATCATCGCAGAGCAAAACCGCAATGGTGCAGTAATAATGGATAATGTTCGTAAGGATAGCACTACCAATAAAATCGCAAAAGAAAACCCTGAACTATACGGAAAAATCGTACAAGCACAGGGCGATAAGATTGGGGTATCAACTCAATATGTAGATGTAGCAGAATTAGTACAATCTGAAAACGGACAACTTGCTATCCGTGATATGGTAGATAATGGCTTAGTAACGCAAGAGGAAGTAAAAGCAGCTATCGAGGCAGATGCACCTGTTGAAATTCCTATTGGTAGTTATGCACAAGTATCAATGAACTTATCCGATGAAACAGTAGATGCATTGAAACAAACCTCTTACTTTACTAGAGGTGGTATGTCATTGGCTACTTTAGAGCGTGCAAAACAAGAAGTAGATGTAGCAAAATCTGTATTGAAAGATGATACCTCTAAACGTGCGGAACGTATAAAAGATGATATTATTCGTAATGAGTTTGAGGGTGCATCTGATATAGATCGTGAAGTACTTAATGAAGTATTGGCAGACCCTACGAACATTAAACGTAACTTTAATAATTTATTGCATACGTTAAAAGAACAGTACAGAGAAAACTATGCTAGTGATTTTGACAATGCAGATAAATCTATCAATGATGCGGTAAGTACTGGTATTGAACCACAATGGTTAGTTGATTATAAAGCTAACAACGGCGGTAAAGCACCACGTACCAATGCAGAACGTAGACGAGCAGCATATGAGTATAGCCGAGCAACTACAACTGCAAGCCTTGAGGGTAACGCTGATGCATTAGCGCAATCTGATGCACACTATGCAGATATGGAACATATGTTGATGCAAATCGAAAGTTTAGAGGCTATGAAAGATAAAGTCTTTGAATTGGCGAATAATGATATAGCGTTACGAATGCAACTATCTAAAAGTGGATATGATGTATACAACGAAGTAGTTAAAGCTATTAGCGGAAGCACGAATAGAAAACAACGTGAAACTGCAAAATCAAATGCATTATTGATGGCACAACACGCTGATATAATGGCACAATATATGCGACAAATGGGCAAAGGCGGTTATACCGCTATGGATTATTTCCGTGATAGCGTGCGAATCAACATGAATGCTGTTTTAGAAAAACAAAAAGGGTATGCGCAACCATTGGTAATGCATCAAAAATTACAAGCCGATATAACTCAATGGGGAAAAACGCTAACTGATTTACAAAACGGAACGCTTAAACAAGGTGTAAATAAAATAATGTCAGCACCTTTAGTGTTTAGCACAATTAAAGATCCTGACTACAAATTTACAACTGGTGATGTTTATATAACAACGAAAATGCTTAATAAAGTATTTTCCACTAAGCATGCACATAAGTTTGACTTGAATGTTATGAAACAATTACCGGGTGCGTTATCTAATCCGATTGCAATATTCAAAAACTTTGACCCTGTTGCTAATGCATCGGTAAAAGGTGAAATTATTGCCGTTGTTGAATTAAGAGATACGCAAAATAACCTTGTTCATGTGCCGTTGGTTTTTGATGTTCAAAGCGGAAGAAATAGCTATCAAACTAGGGTTAAAAGTATATTCCCTAGAGTTAATACTACATGGTACTCTAATGCGATAAATAATGGCGATTTGTTATATGTTAATACAAAAAAAATAAACCAACTAACAGTCAATAACGTCCAATCAAGCGGACAAATGAGTGTTAGTTGGTCTAATATTATTAATAGTATACCAAACGAAAATGATTTAGACAAGCTCCGAAAGAAACATAATTATCAATATTATCAATCCGCATGGCATGGTTCACCACATGACTTTGACACATTTGATTTAGGTGCTATTGGTACTGGTGAGGGTAATCAAGCACATGGCTGGGGTTTGTATTTTGCAAAAAACAGAGAAGTCGCACAGGCTTATAAAGATGTACTTGGAATTGATAGTGTTGAAATTATAAGTGGAGATACCAAATATAGATTAAATGATGATATAGAGTGGTATGACAACAAAACAAAATCAATTATCGATGCAGAAAATCCTTTATCAATGGCACTTACAACCCTTTCAGAAGAAGGAGAAAGTACTAAAGCTATAAAAAATTTAACTGATTTTATAAAATCCAAAAAGGATAATAAATCAGATTATGTTGTAGCACAAGTAAAAAGAGCAGAACAAGCAATTCAAATACTAAAAGACAATCATTTTGATACGCATCAATGGAATACTATGTTTGAAGTTGATATACCAGAAAATGAGTATTTGCTAAATGAACAAGAAAACATAGAAAAACAATCACCAATCGTTAAAAAAGCTGTTTCCAAAATAAGTAATGAACTTAACAGTAGTGTGTTGAACAATTCTAATTTAAGTGGTAAAGAATTTTATAAACTACTATCTAAGGAACTTGGTGGAGATAGGTTAGCATCTAAATACTTAAATGAACATGGTATAAAAGGTATCACATATGAGGGTGTAGAAGATGGTCGATGCTATGTAGTGTTCGATGATAAAGCAATCAAAGTCATTAAAAAGTACAACCAATCTGTTAATGGCATGACCGAAATCATGAAAGATGGTGAACGCATTATCAGCATTTTCAAAACTGCTGATAGAAGTACATTCTTACACGAGATGGGGCATGTATTCTTTGATGATATACAAAAATTAGCATCTATGGAAAACGCACCTGAGCAACTTGTAACAGATTGGAACAAGTTGAAAGAGTGGAGCGGTTGGGTTGATGGTGAAAACGTAGATAATACGAAAGCACACGAGAAATTCGCACGAGGTTGGGAAAGCTACTTGCGAAGTGGTGAAGCACCAATAAGTGCATTGCAAAGAGTATTCCGTCAATTCTCCAAATGGCTAACATACATTTATCGCAGCGTTCAACGATTAGGTGGTGAAGTGCCATCTGATATTAAAGATGTTATGGCACGTATGCTTGCAACCCAAGAGGATATTGAGTCATACGCAGAGCAACAACAATTAGAACAGTTTGAAAAAACTGAACTCTATAAGCAGTTATCTGAGCAAGACCAAGCACGTATGCAATCTTACATTGCTGATGTAAAAGAAAAAGCAAAAGAACGTGTGATGCGAAAACTCATGAAAGAACTTGATAATAGACCTATCAAGGAATGGGAAGAAGAAAAAGATGCAATACAAGGCGAAATCGAAAACCGATTGATTGAGCAATATCCTATCTATAAAGACCATCAACGATACAACGCATTTGGTGAGATTGCTTTTGAAAAAACACAATACAATTCTATTGAAGAGTTAGAGAAAGCGGAAGTAGAACAAACTGGTGCTACATTTAACGATGCTATCAATCAAGAAATGTATAATGCGAAATCAGAGTTTATGCGTGATAACAATGTAGGCAAAACCAATGAGCAAATCGCAGAAGAAATCTTGCTTAGTACACAAGGTCAAATGAGATTAACCGAAGAGGAAAGTAAGATTATTCAAAAGTCTACTAATCGTGAATTAGCGAAGAACTGGGAATTGTTAGAACGTATTCGTAAACTAGACCCTAACGCAGAAACAATCGATACAGAATTAGACGAAATCGAAAAAGAGGTTAAACCTACTAAGTACGATGAGTTGAAAGCTGATAAGAAAAAAGTAGATGCTGCTTTGACTGATACTACTAAGCAACTAGAAAAAGCGGAGGAACGTATCAAACGCTTACGAGATATGCTTAACAATCGCATCAATAATGTACGTTCTATTCGTGGTGCTGGACTTGGTACAATTTCTGACTACATGAATAGAGCAAGAAAAGAATTAGGTGAACTGCCTATCTCTAATGCTATTCAGTTTAAAACATATCAAAATAAAGCAGTTACTGCTGGTAAGAAAGCCGATAGAGCATTGGCGGTAGGTGATGTTGATAAGGCACTAGGCTTTAAACGTGAACAGATGCTACAACAAGCAAGGGCAAGAGTAGCGTTTGAAAACTTTGAAAAGTCCAAGAAATTGCGATTGAAATTGAAACAACAATTACAGCGCATGACTAGACCTAAAAATCCTATTGCTATTGAACCTAATATGCGTTATTTCTATAATCATATGGCATACCAAATGGGTTTGACTAAGTATGACGGCTTACCACCTGTTGATGGTTTTGATATGAACGCAGTACTGGCTGCACTAGATCCTGATGTTGGTATTCTAAATCAACAAAGCATGTTTAAATTAGAACCTTGGATAGTTAAGATGTTCTACTCCGAAACACCTAAACCGTTCCGTTCCATCACCATGAATGAATTAGAAACACTAGAAGAACTCATGACTGGAATGTACAAGAACGGCAGAAATGAGTATGAGGGTACAACCATCTTAAACGATAAGGGTGAAAGCGTATCGTTTGATAACGCAGTACAAGAAATCATTGGTGAGGCTACAGAAACATTTGGTAAAGAAAGTGGCGATGTATTCAACAAACTCAACAATCAAACTAAGATGGATGCAGTAAGTGGTAAGCTATATAGTTTTCATCTAGCATTACTTAAAGTTGAAATATTCTTACGTAGAATGGGTGGCGGTAAAAATGGCTTTGCGGTTAAATACATCTATGACCCAATCAACCGAGCAACGCAAGCGTTCAATGAACGTAAGGAAGCATCAATGCGTAGATTGGCTAACGATGTAGGAATATATTCCAAGCGTGAACTGTTTGATATTCGAAATGACCATTTGTATACAGTTGGTGAGTTATACGGCTTAACAAAAGAGCAACTTATCATGATTGCCCTTAACTGGGGTACTGAAAGCAACCGACAACGTGTAATGGAAACCACAAAAGCAAATGAGGTTGAAGTTGAACGTGCATTCCAAGAACATATGAGTGATAAGGACTGGGAGTTTGTTATTCGCACATGGGATCATATCAATTCATTCTTTGATGAACGCAGTCGAGTACAAGAAGAATTGTATGGTAACCCATTAAAGAAAGTAGAGGGCTTGACATTCTCTATCGGTGGTCGAAACATTGAGGGGCAATATTTCCCTATTGTTTACAACCCTAAAGTCAATGCATCTGTTAGCGATAACCAAGTTGAAGATATTGCAAAAACTATGGTTAGTAGTAATGCGGTTTGGGGTACTGGTATGAGTGCTACTAAATCACGTTTAGATGTGGTTAAGGATAAATCATTGTTGCTAGATTTTGATGTAATTCCTAATGCTATCACAGAGGCTATTAACCACGTTACAATGCGTAAAGCGGTAACAGATGTTAATAAGTTAATCTCTAATCGTGAACTACAAAACTACATTGTAGATAAATTTGGTGCAGACACTTACCAATTCTTACGAACTTGGGTTAGAGATAACTGGCAAGATGAACCAGCTAAAACAAATGATTTTGACAGATTAATTCTTACGCTTAAAAAGAATACAAATACAGCTGTTATGGTTGGACGTGTATCCGTAGCATTACAAAATGCGTTGAACATTCCTGTTGCATTCTATCGTATCGGTGTAGGTAATACCATTAGAGCCATCAATCATGCTGGTATTGGTTTTTACGGACACGGCACAACTACTTATAACAACACTAGAGATTTTGTATTAGAACACTCAATATTCATGCGTGAACGTGTACAAACTTTAGATAAAGACTTGAAGCAAGGCTTATCTATTGGTGGTAAAGGTTTGCGTTTAGGTGATACAAATGTTGGTGGTTATACGGTTGAACAACTTGCTGATATTCGAGATGATATAAATCAAATGGGGTTCAGATTACTTACAGAAACAGACTTTGCATTATCCATTCCTGTATGGAAATTTGCATATGATCAAAAGCAAGCGGAACTAATTGGTAAAGAGGGTGTAAGTCTTGAATGGATAGAACAACAATCAATCGAAGCTGGCGATAGAGCAGTCCGAGATATATTTGGTAGTGGTGATACTAAAGATGCTGCTGCTATTCAACGTGCCAGAAGTTCTATTATGCAAATGTTTATTCCGTTCTATTCCTACGCTAATACGTTATATAACATCATTACAGAGGGTAACTACGCACGAAAAGATACAGGTGATTATGCAAGGTTCGTTAAAGTGCTATGGTGGTCATTGGTAGTTCCAGCAATAGGCATGATGGCTTACAAAGCTATGACGAATGGCGATGATGATAAACCAGAAGATTTAGCTAAGTCATTTATCGAAGAGTTGGTCGCACAAGGTACTATGGGTGTTCCGTTGGTTAGGGATATAACCAATATGGCTATGAAGTTTATATTGGGAGAAAGACCTTATAACAAAGGAAACACAGTATTAGCTACAAGCATTGCAGAAAAATTCTTTGATGTTAGCAACGCTATTGTGAGCGATAAAAAAGATGGTATTGATGTAGGTAGAAGTTTCAGTCAGTTAGCAAACAGAGCAACAGGGTTTAGTGATACTGTTACAGATGGACTATGGACATTAGCTAGATATGCATTCACCGATACCGATGCAGCTATAGAAGATGTAATCATGGCCATCATGTTTGACCGTAGACTTAAAACTAAAAAAGATAAAAAGAAACATTGATAAATAAGGACTATCCATAATGGGTAGTCCTATTTATATACAACTGAAAGGGGATGTTAAATTGACACCAGAAGTACTAAAACCATCTGTAGTGTATCAATGTGATGGGAGAAATAAGAAGTTTATTTTCCCTTACGATTTCGTACAAATCGAGGATATTAAACTAACTATCGTAGATGAAGATGGTACAGAGGCGGTACAAGTAGGGAATATCGATTACGATGAAAGCACCAAATCGGTAATCTACCCAGCGAATGGCGATGCACTAGCCGTAGGGCAAAAGGTTATACTTGAACGTAAAACACCAATCTCACAAGATATGGACTTGCCTGATGAATATCCATTCGAGAATATCGAACACGCAACGGATAAGATTATTCTTATCTTGCAAGAAATGAAAGCTGATTTAGATAGATCACTTAAAATTCGTGTAGATAGTGATAAGAATGCAAATGAAGTTGCGAAAGATATTGTTGAGCGTTCTGTAAAGGCTGCTAATGATGCTATGAATGCTATGAATGTAATTAGTGAAAAGTCAGATAAGATTAACGCTAATGCAGATATAATCAACCGATTGGGCGAAGAGATTAAAACAATAGCATCGACTGTTGATGATAAATTGGCAACCGCTAATACTGCACTTGATACATCCTCAACTAATGTTGCTACGGCAGAGCGATTAGTAAGAGATGCAAAGGCTTACGCTGGTCAAACAACTGTTGATAAACGAGATATTAATAATCTTGTAGACCAAGCTAAGACCTTAAAAAATGACATCGATAATAAACAAACCTCTATTGCAAGTAACGCTATCAAGGCAACAGATGCTGCTAAACGTGCAGAAGTCGCAGCAAGTAAAGCTGAACAAATCGCCCTACCGAATGGCGGTGGTTTGATTACAAAAACAGAAGCCGATACAAAGTTTGTACCTAAAGATAGTTTGTATGGCATCGTTTCCGTAAAAGACTTTGGAGCAGTTGGTGATGGTGTAGCGGATGATACCGCAGCATTTAAACGTGCTAACGATAATTTGAAAAATAAGATATTGTTAGTACCTAATGGCATCTACAAAATTAATGAACATCTAACTTTCAATACAGTTGATAGCGTAATGGATATGGGTACGTATAACAACGTGAAACCATTCTATCCTACTGAAACACCAATGTTAAAAGGTGCATCTAACATTGCATTTGTTAAGAACATTCAATATGGCGAAGAGGTCAACCAATGCCAAGGCTTTACCTACAACGATAAAAAGAATGTATTCGTGTTAGCTTGTATTAGTGGTGATGGCACTAATCAAGTGTTATATGAACTCAATTCATCCACGTTTGAAATTGTAGGAACTTACAAATTTAATGACCCTGATAAGATGGGGCATTGTAATACTATGTGCTACAACAAGTACACCAACAAAATTTATCTTGCGAACGGCTTAAAAAATGGTAATAACCTAACAGTACTTAATGCGGACACAATGCAATATGAACGAACTATCACATTGAATGAACGTGTATTTAATATTGGATATGACCCAATCACACGGACTTATGTAAGCATCGTACCTATTAGCGGTCAACAACGCTTGCGTGAAATCAACTTATACAACGATGATTTTAAGAAATTAAAAACATATCAAGTCGATTATGAATATGATGATTTCAATAACAATGGTGCTTTCATGTTAAATGGCTGCATCATGAGTGCAACGCTTGGGAGCTTGGTAGAGTGTACACCATTTGGCACAGTTAAACAGATTATTGAAATCAATAGAACTACTGAAATCGAAGATATAGCTTATTACAACGGTAAATTCTATTTTGCGGTTTTAACAGAGAAACCAAACAAGCGACACCAAGTTGATATTTATGTTGGTGATCCAAATAAGGACTATCAAAACTCTATCAATACTGCACGATTGGCAACACTTGATTATCTCAAACTAACAGGCGGTACATTAAATGGCGCACTTAAAATGGCTAATAATACCTTAATCGAGGGTTACAAACCAGATGGACATGGTGTTGGTATGGCTAAAGTGTCTACCGCTGGTAACGTAGAACTTGGTGATAATTCCGTTAATACGTTTATTAAAGGCAAAGAATTTAAACACTATGACGGCACAGATAGTTTCACAGTACTTACCACTAAACATTACGGAACGGCTATTTACAAGAAAAGCGATGTAGATAATAACTTTGTTAAGAAAACGGAAGTGGACCAGTTAGGTTTTCCATACTCTAAAGTTGATGCAGCGACAGATTGGAACACATTCACAGAACAAGGTGCTATTGAAATCAACTTTGATGGCGGTGCTAATAATCCACCACGTAGCTATAAACAAGGGATGCTTATTGTAATGAATTTTGGCAAAGGCAAGATGATAGATCAAACATTCCATGCGTTCAATGGTGAAACGTACCACAGAATGTTTATGGCGAATACCTGGAAAAGCTGGGGGAGAGTACAAACATCATTAAATAGCCGATTGAAATTGTGGAGTGCTACTGGTGGAAACGAGGTGTATGTTGAATAATGCCTAATCTGAAAGTTAAGAAAGGAAATGATACATTAACATTTGGACTGACCGATAATGTGCGTGATGTTGGTGATAGACGATTAACCTTTGTGATTGGTGGTAAAAAATATTATGCACGATTGGGCGATACAAAGACCGCATTTGTAGTGCAACGCACATCCAATGGTAATAAAAACTATATACAAACAAGTCCAATTTCCTTTAAACCATGGGGGTGGTCGAAGTACCCAACCGATGTGAGAGGGACTGAAAAAATGTTTGTGTACTTACCCAAAGGGAGATATAGGGCGGCTGTATATGCTATTTCTGGAGATAGCAACGAATTTACAATAACTGAGTCAAAAGACATTGAAGTCAATGTATCTGTTTCTACTGGTCTTATATCAAAGGCTACATTCAATATTGACGGATGGAGAAGAGAAATGATGACAAAGGATAGTAATTTGAGCATCCAGATAGAACGAATTGGAGAGTAAACATGATTGAAGTATTTTTGCCACCACCATTTGTGGTTGAGGTTTTTAATGTGAGTGAGGCAATTAGAATTTCATTAGCCATATTCACAAGTGTTGTATTGGTGTTTGTTGATACATTCTTGCGTGTCTTAGTTGAGGCACGCAATTTTAATTTAGCGACCAATAGAGAATTAACCATTAAGAATATGTTCCTTGCGATTATATGGCGAGGATGGGCGAGTGTTGAAGTTAATGGTAAGCAACGCAGATTTTTAGTGAGTGGAAAACTACGAGCAGATATGATTAAGAAATTAGTTAAGTCTTATCCTTGGTTATTCCTCTTATCATTCATCCTATTAACATTGCCAGATGTGGATATTCCTATGTTAGGTCGCATTGATGTGTTCTTGTCTACATTATTGTACTTAGTACCTATCATGGTTGAATTAGCATCTATTGTGGAGAATATGATTGAACTTGAATTTGTGGAAAGTGCATGGTTTCAACGTGCGATGAGTTTGGTTAAAGAGTTGATAGCGTTCGTTAAATCAATAAAGGATGCGATTAAATGAAAATTCATTATGAAGATACTATAACCTTAGTGGCACTAGCAACCGCACTAATCATGACTATTTATCTTGAACAGAAAGATTTGGCAAGTGTAATAGTTGGTGTGTTAGGTGGTTATATTGGTGCTACTGGTGGTGTTAAGCGTTCCCAGTATATGAATGGGGGTAGCAATGACAAAGAAAAGGAGTAATTAGAATGGCTGAATTAGGACAGTTGAGTGCTGAATATGAAAGTAATGGTGATCCAGCGTGTGTATCTAGTGGTTACAATGATGCTGGCGGTATCTCTTATGGTACATATCAACTAGCAAGTAATTGTGGTAGTGTTGATGCGTTCCTTGGTTGGGGTTTAAAACAAGGTGGCTTTTACACCGATTACGCAAGAGCCTTGATTGATAGTGGAGAAATCAATTCTGATGGCTTTATTGCTAAGTGGCAAGAATTAGGTACACTTGATGCGGTAGGTTTTGAAAAGATGCAGCATGATTACATCAAGTCCGCATACTACGATGTAGCGTGTGAGTACCTAAGACAGAATATGTTTAATGTAGAGAAACATTCTGATGCATTAAAAGATGTAGTGTGGAGTAGAGCAGTACAATATGGTACTGGTGAAATTGTTAATATGTTTAACGATGCATTAAAGCTAATGGAAAAAGCATTGAATATTGAATTGCCTAATTTATCCTACATCGATGATAAGCGTTTTGATTATGACCTTATCGCTGGCATCTATGATACGTGCATGAGCCTTGAATGGAATAATAGCGTATTACGAGATAGCCTAAACAATCGATTTGCGGATGAAAAGTTTAAAGCATTAAAAATGCTTATGGAAGAAGTTGAGGGGGCATAAAAGCATGGGTTATTTATTTAAGATACTAGCTTATATTAAAACACATAAACGCACTGCACATGTCATAATTCCTATGTTAGTGATCATACTCATTTGTATGGGGTGCTATCACATATATAAACAAAAACAGATTGAAAAGCCTGTTGTGATTACGCAACAACAATCTAAATCACCTACAGAATTGTCAAAAGCAATTCATGTAACGGAACAACAAGCACAAGAAGTTATTTCCATAAAGGAAAGAACTCAACCAGTAGCGACTTATTACACACCAGCACCTACAGTAGAACAGGCTGCAGAAAAGGTTAAAAAGGATATTGAACACAGTAACCCAAATCTACCTAAAGCAGCCACAGAAAAATCTGATAGAACCGCAGTAGTTGCTAATACAGATGAACAAAAGGTGGATATATATAAGATTAATCTAAACAAAGAACACAAAATAAAAGCTGGTGTTACTGTGATTGATAAAAAGATGTATGAAACGATTGGCTATCAAGCTGGTAGAGTTGAAATGCTAGGACATTTCGAGGGAACACAATTCAAAGGCGGTAGTGTACTTTATACAGTAAAGGCATGGTGATCTAATCTATCTCCGAGTTGCACGGCTTGCAACAATCAACTGTTAGTTGACAGTTAGGATATATTGATTAAAAGGAAAGCATTATGGCACAAGTATTTACATTCGAGGGAAAAACACATCAATTCGCAGAAGATATTCAACCAAACAAAGATGGGTTATACATGGCAACTTTGGTTGACCAAAACAACGTGCGTTGTGAAATGTGGTTTGTTAATGGTGAATTGCACCGCTTAGTAGAATTAGATAAATAAAACAAATTGAGGGTAGCGTAATTGCTACCCTCTTTTTTTATTGCCGTCAAAAATTCGTCAAAAAATGAATTTTAAATATTGTGTTTTGTGTAAGCGATTTTAATAAACCACGATATAAAACTTTGATTATTATAACGTATTTTGAAATTTGAAATAAAATCAAGCGATATAACCTTTTATGATCGTTAAGATTGTATGTTTAAAGAAGTGCTTATTTACTGCATCTTTTGTGGTGTAAGTGTGCGGTTCGTCAAAAATCGTCAAAAATTTTATTTAAAAATATTAGCAACCGCATTTGATGCTGCTGCTTTCATTTCATCGTTATAATGCACGTAGGTTTTCATAACCATTTGTGGTGTATCACCAAGTAGTGATGATACAGTTTTCACATCTAGTCCATTTGCTAATAGTTTTGTAGCATAAGTGTGTCTGAGATTGTGTGCAGATAAGTTATCTCCAAAGCGTTTAAGGTATGTATTAATTTGCCATTTAACTCCATTCTTTTTGTATGGGTTTAGCACAAGGTCATGTTCAAACTCTAACTCATGTGATTTATACTCTATAAGTATATTCTCCAATATAGGCGGAATTGGCAAAATTCGCACTGAATTGGCGGTTTTAGTTTTCTCAAAGGTGATTGCACCTTTACGGAAAGAAAGTTGCTTGTTGATGTGAATTTGGCGATTTTCTAGGGATATATCATTCCAAGTTAGTCCATACACTTCACTAAACCTCATGCCAGTATATCGTGCTATTTGTAAGAAATAATAGGCTTGTGGATATTTCTCACGCATGAACTTTGCAAATTGGTTCAATTCCTCATCGGAAATTGTATGGATCATATTCTTTCGTTCTACACGTGGCAACCTAACACCAGTACATGGGTTATCTGAAATTATCTTGTATGGGTTTATTGCTATATAGAATATCCGACTAACTACTTTATAATACGTTGTAATTGTAGTAGGTGATGAAACCATCTTATTTACTACATTCTGAATGTGTAGCGGTTTAATGTCAGACAATTTCATATCGTGAATTGATTTGTAAGCACATATAGCGTGATTGTACATAACCAAAGTACTGTGCGCAATGTGTGCCTTTTTTATTTCAAGGAACATATCCGCAAATTCCTTGAATGTTAATTCTTTTAATTCTGTATCTTTGGTGAGTAGTGCAGTTTTATCCAACTCTTTAACTATAACGTGTCCGTATTCCTTAGCCTCACGTTTGGTTTTGAAACCCTGTTTAGATTTCTGTTTCCATTTATAGCCGTCTTTGTACGCTACAATGATTTGAAAACCTTTATCTTTTTTTCTGATAGTGAAATTGTATTGCATAATTCACCTCATAATATATGTGTGTAGAAGTTGATACCCTCAAACTCAATTTCCCTTGCGTGTGCCATGCGTTCGATTAAATCAATATGAGCATGACTATACATATCATCATTTAATATATGACCTATCTCATGTAGTATACCTTTACGTTGTACATCAATAGGTTTATCACTATTAACGAGAATGGTGTAAGTGCCATCATCGTTTAGTTTTAATACCGCAGTTTGTGTAGGTCTTAACTTAGTGTAAATCAAAACTATATTCATAATACTTAACCCCCTTATGGGAGTATTGTATCTCATGAAATGGGAATGAAATTACACATGCTATATGTTAATGTATTCTATAAAACCAAGGCTTGTATTTCTTTGATAATAAATCATAAGCGTATTTACTTGCTAAATTCCCATGATATTTTGTTTTAAGATGCATAAATAAAACTAACTGAGGGTCAAAAGGATAAATATCAGCAATCATTTCTAATTTCTTTAACTCTAAATCGCTTATTTCGTGATTTTTAAGTACTTCTAAATAAAGCAAACGACCACCATTTATATCTATTTCTTTCATAATAAAGTCGCAAATTGTAATATCGTTATCAAATAGGCTCATGGCATAAATATATGCAGCCATATATTCATCTGGGGTTTCGTTTCGCATTTTTTTGGTTTCACATTCGGAATGCCAAATAGAACTAAATTTCTTAAATCCAATCTGGTCATGAAAGCTTGTTGAGTTAGCCAAAATATAAAATGCAATGATGATAACTATTAACAATATAATAAGCGAAAGGATAAACATATTACTTGCCCTCACGTTTCTTTAACATTTCGATAGTGTTTATTACAAAATCAATGTCAGCCTTAGACATATCTTTGCTGGCATCAAACAATATTCTAAGGTTTGGGTTGTCCTTAATTGCTTGTGCGTATTCAGAAACATCAGTATCTTCATAATAAGGAAAATCAAATTCATCTTTTCCGTATAGTGTATCTATATTTACGTTGAAATAATCAGCTATTGCCTCTAATATCTCAAAGCTTGGTTTTCTTCTTCCTTGCTCGTACATACCAACAAGACTCGGTGATACATCTATATAGTTTGCCAATTCCTTTTGGGAAATGCCACGGCTTTTTCTTAGTTCTGTTAATCTGTTAGCAAATGTCATTTTACACACCGCCTTATATATAATATATACTTCTATACTTTGATTATCACACAAAGTGAGTGAAATTTCAAGAAAAACTACACTTTAAGTGTTGACAAGTTTTTAATTATGTACTACACTATGAGTGTAGCAAGAAATGAGGTGATTAAATATTGAATACAAAAAACATTGCTACTAGATTGATAGAGTTAAGGAACTCTAAAAATTTAACTCAAAAAGAGTTAGCATTAAAAGTTGGTGTAGCACCTACATCTATAGCTATGTATGAGGTTGGTAAACGTATTCCAAGAGATGAAGTAAAAATTAGATTAGCTAAGGTGTTTGGTAAATCTGTACAGTCAATTTTTTTTGCGAAGTAGCTACACTTAAAGTGTAGGAAAGGGTGATAAATGGAAAGTTTGGTATACACAGTAGAGCAAGTAGCCGAACTGTTACAAATCTCAACAACATCTGTATACAACCTAAGAAATGATGGAAAGCTAACACAGTTACCGATAAGCGGTGTGAAATTTAGCAAAAGAGAGGTTGAAGCATTAGCTGGTGTTGAAGATGAATATAACGCAATCGGTTATAGAAAACTACAAAGTGAGGTGGAAAGCCTAAGACAAGAAAATAAAAAGTTAAAGAGTGAAATAAAAAAAATCACCAGCCAAATGCTAGTGATTGTAGGAGATGATTTGAATGATTAAGTTGTGTTACGCACTGCGCACCATTGCAGCGATATTAGTTGTTGGTGGAATGGGAAGTCTACAGTTAGACACAATAGACTTTTGGACATTCTTTTGTCAAACAATGCTAGGCATGGTGGTGTGGATATTAGTTGGATATTGGTTAGATGATATCCAATATTACGAAAAGAAAAAAGTCCGTTGTGAAAAGTTTTAGAAGAAGTTCCAACGGACTTTGTGTAGGAGTATTGGAAAATACTCTACTTGTATTTTAACACAAGGAGAAATAAATGGAAATAAATTTAACACCTATTGTTAGTCAAAATCAACAAGTGTTCAAGTGGAACAAAGACGAAATCAAAGCTTATTTTGAGGCACAGTTAGAAAAGTATAAAGGACTTGTAGTAACAGAAGAAAACTATAAGGACATGGTAAGTGCTAAGAATGAAATCGTTAAGTACAGAACAACACTTGATAAATTCTGTAAAGAGAAAAAACGAGAACTCAAAAGACCGATTGAGTTGTTTGAAGAAGAAGTAAACGAAGTATTGAAAATTGTTTATGATGCGGAAAAACCACTTGTAGAACAAATTAAATACTTTGATGAAAAAGAGACGCAAGCTAAAACAGATGCTATCAATAAGTTTATCGAAAAGATGGTTGAAAAATATGGAGTGCGTGAAGAATACGCAAATCAACTTCAACATGATAAACGCTGGTTAAATAAAACTGCAAAGATGAAAGATATTGAAATTTCCATTGAGGGAATGATGATTGAAATCTCAAAGCGTCAACAATCAGATGATGATTATAAACAAATCTTAGCAGAGAAAAAAGGCATGATTGAGTTTGTTGTAGATACTTGCAACCAACAATACGAACTTGCAACACCAATCACATTTAATGAGTGTTGGAACATTGTACAAGATATGCCACTAGATCAGGCTAGGGAATTAATCAACGCAAAATTTGCAGAACGTAACGAAATGGAAGAGGCTGCACGAGCAAGCATCACAAATGAACCAGTTGAAACAATCGAAGTTGTGGAAACAAAAAATGGTTTAACAGTTACTGTTTATGACTTAACCGAAGAAGATGCAAAAGATTTAACTGATTTCTTAGAAATGCGTGGTTACAAGTATAAAGAGGTATAGATGGACAGTAGATATTTAGCGGTTAAAAGTGTACCGCAATCAGCATTAAAGCCAATCGAATTTGGGAAACTTAAAGGTAAGTACGATATTTCCCCTCAATGGAGATGGGAAATATTAACTGAAACATATGGTATGTGTGGCATTGGTTGGTACTTTGATATTGTAGAAACAAAAGAAGTGTTGGTAGAGGCTACTGGCGAAACGATGCTTTATGTAAAAGTAAATCTTTATATCAAAGATGGTAACGAGTGGAGTAAACCAATTCCTGGTTATGGTGGCGATTTCTTAATTCAAAAAGATAAAAATGGTTACCACGGAAATGATGAGGCATTCAAGATGGCGGTTACAGATGCATTAGGTACTGCAGCAAAAATGATTGGTGTAGGTGCTGATGTATACCGAGGTTTACAAGATACAAAAATTAATGCAGCAGCTGAAAAAGAAAAGAAAGAAAAAGACTTTGACCCTCACAATGCATACGCAATCATTTTGAAGATGGCAAAAGAACATGGGTTAAGTGAAGAACAAGTAGCACACCAATTAACAGAAATGTTTGGTGTTGGTGTGATTGATAACATTACAAGAAATCAAATGTCAAAACTCTATGACTGGGTAAAAGGTTATGAAGTGGACAACAAGTAACATTGAAACACTCCGTAGTCCGCTAGGTGTAATGGTAGTAATACCAGCACCACATGACAATGATCTAGCGAAATTAGACAAAGAAAAAGAATACGTGATTGAAATCAAAAAGAAATCAAAATCACGTAGTATGAACGCTAATGCATACTGCTGGCTTCTATGTCAAAAGATAGCGGAAGAGTTAAGCAAAACAGGGTACACCTCAAAAGAGGATGTATATAGAAAAGCAATCAAAGATTGTAGCCACTTTAGTTATGTACCTGTACGTGAAGATGCCATAGAGAGATACATTCAAATATGGCAAGGACACGGAATAGGGTGGATAGCCGAAGATGCTGGCGAATGCCAAAGTCTAAAAGGCTATCACAACGTAATGTGTTACCACGGCAGCAGCGTTTATACAACAAAAGAAATGGCAAGATTGATTGATTGCCTAACAGATGAATGTGAACAACTAGGCATCAAGTTAGAACCTAGTGAGTACATCCAATCTCTTATAGAGGGGTGGGAGAGTGAACAATCGAAAGAAAAGGGATAACAAATTATATTCAGTAACACGCAAACAAGCCTATGAACGTGATAACGGACAATGCGTTATATGTGGCTATAGGGCTGAACAATGCCATCACATAGTGTTCCGTTCACAAGGCGGTTTAAGTGATTTGAGAAATTTAGCTTGCTTGTGTATGCAATGCCACAATCAAGCACATGGAGTGTTCGCAAAAGAGATACGCAAACACTTGTTAGAAGAAGTAGAAAAGAGGACAGATGAGTATGAACGAATTAGTAATGATTAGAGCCTACATTGAAAACCGCATTGAAGTTTACAAACTAGACCAAGGCGACAAAACATTCAATAACAGATTAATTGAAGAACTAAGTGCAATCTATGCGATGGTCGATAGTGTATTGGATGTGGAAAATGAAAGTAAAGAAATCGCAAAAGTGCTTACTAAAATTGCTATGCTAGGCAAACCCTTAACAGAAGAAGAGTTTATCGAAAGTCTAAACAAGGACTAGCCTATGAGCGATAACAAAAAATATTACTATCTTAGATTAAAAGATAATTTCTTTGATAGTGATGAGTTGAAGATATTAGAAAGCATGAAAGATGGCTACTTGTACAGTAATATTCTTTTGAAACTCTATCTACGAAGTCTAAAGAATGATGGAAAATTAGTTGTTAATGATCGCATTCCTTATAACGCAGAAATGCTGGCAAGTGTAACTGGACACCAAATAGGAACAGTTAAACAAGCACTATCAATCTTCAAAGATTTAGGACTAATCGATGTGTTAGAAAATGGTGCAATCTATATGTTGGATATTCAAAACTTCATTGGTAGAGGCAGTAGTGAGGCTGATAGAAAGAGAGAATATAGACAACGAATAGAAAGCGATAGGACAAATGTCCTGACAAACGTCCGACAAATCTCCGACAAAACTCCACCAGAGATAGAGATAGAGATAGAGTTAGAGAAAGATATAGAGATAGAGAAAGATAGTAGTGCAAAAAGCACTACAACAAAACGCAAGCGTTTTGAAAAACCTACTCTATCTCAAATCGAACAGTATTGTATCGAACGAAACAATACTGTAAACGCTGAACAGTTTTTTGATTACTATGAAAGCAACGGCTGGAAAGTAGGAAAGAACTCCATGAAAGATTGGAAAGCAGCGGTTAGGACTTGGGAACGTAGCGAATACAGAAAACCTAATTCTAAAAAGAATAGCAAGGAAGATGCAATCAACGTAGTAAAGGAGTTGATGGAAGAATATGAACAATCAGCAACAGATAGTGAAAGCACTATCGATGTTACAGCTAGCGTACAGTACTGATATGTCAAAAGAACGCATGAAACTATACGTATCAATGCTTTCAAACGTCAACCCAATCACGTTAGAACAATCTGTAGAGAACTTGATTAATCGTTGCAAATTTTTACCAACGATTGCAGAAATTAGAGAGGAATGTTCCGCATTAAGTGCCTTTGTAAATGCACATGAGGAACTACCAACTGCACAAGATGCATGGGAAAGGGTGTTTCAAGTAGCACGATCGTATGGCTACGAAAAGGGTTTAGATAAATTAGAGGGTTTGACAAAGCAATGTGCCAAAGCAATTTGGAAATCGTTTGACCCTCAAAACGGCGATAACTTCAACGAAACATCATGTAGAGCGCAGTTTGTAAAAAACTATGAAGTGCAAGAAACAAGAGAGCGTGAACGATTAAGATTGTCTAATTCGATTAAAGACAATCACTTGCTACTTAAAGCAAGAGAGAAAGCAGAACGTGAACGTGCATTGATTGGTGCTTGTCAAAAGCAAATAGAAATGACCTCTACAGGTAACTTAGTAGAGGTAGCCAAAGAACAAGTAGATGTAGCGAAAGTAATTGAACAAAGTAACTTGTCAGATAGTGGAAAGGAACTTCTGAAACAAGCAATAGGGGGTTAAACGTGAGGGAAAGAGTAAAAGAGTTTGATGTAAGCGTGAATGTATCGTTCAATGTTAGCTTTCAAGTGCTGGCTAACAACGAGGCACAAGCAAGAACTAAGATTGAAAACTTACTTGAAATCATGCAAAACGAAGCAACAGTAGATTGCCACATTAATCCTAGCTACGATGTGTGCGTAGATGAGTGCGAGGCATCGTTAAATGGAATGTATTACTACTAGGTGGATAAATGCTAAGTAAAAAACGAAAGATGGTAATCACTATTGAGATACCTCTAAATGTGGAAACGCAGGAAGAGGCATCTCAACAGATGCAAATGATTATGAAAGCTGATGCACGAACCTTTGAAAGCCTAGAGGAAATCATCAAGGTGTACAAAGGAACGATGTGCATTGAACAAAAGATTTAAAGGAGCAACGAATGAATACAGTACAAATTTTAGGTAATCTTACACGTGATCCAGAAGTACGCTATACACAAAGCGGAAAAGCAGTAGCGACTTTCAATGTGGTAGCAAGCAATACTTTCACATCAAGCGATGGTGAAACAAAAGAACAAACTGCTTTCATTAATTGTGTAGCATGGGGAAAGCTAGGCGAAAGCATTGGTAATTTGCGTAAAGGCAATAGAGCGTTTGTAGAGGGTAGACTTCAAACACGTTCTTATGAAACACAAGATGGTCAAAAACGATATGTAACAGAAGTAGTAGCAAACTTTGTAGGTACATCTTTAACAAATGATGAAGCTGCATCTAGTAACTTTGATAGTTTTGAGCAACCGCAAGATGAAAATATTCCGTTTTAAGAGGTGAGTAACATGGATGAATACAAAATTAGTGGATATGTAAAGATTGGTTTTTCCAAAGTTGTGAAATGCGAAAGTTATGTTGATGCGATGGAGGAAGCCGAAGAGATTTTACGTAACGAAGATATTGATTTTAGCGAACTAAATACTTGGTATGACGATGTGGAAGTTGAAGAAATAGAAGAGTTGTAGGAGTGAGTAAAGATGCTAGTTAAGGATGAAACAAAATATTGTTGGTGTGTGGATGAAGTAGCTGGTGAACCGCAAAATAGCATTAAAGAGGCTATCGAGGATTATGTAGAAAATATGACTACGGTGATTTCGATGCTTTGAGTAGAGAAGAATTATTACAAACAACAATAGAAATAGGTCATCCATACCGATATGTACCTGAGGTAGATGGTGAACGTGTGATTTGGAATGTGCTTGATTATGATCTAGATGATGAAATGGCAGAATATTCAGACAATTATATGAAAGATGTTAAAAACGAACACATGGATGAATTAAGCGAAGAACTAACGAAAGTATTCCAAGCATGGGAAAAACGTCATGGGTACGAAAACAAATCATGGGTTGTACAAGAAACAAAAACTTATCGTATTGAAGATTATGTAAAGGAGTAAAAATATGAATAAGATTGTATCAGCTTTATTGGTAGTGGTTATGATTGGTGCGGTAGTTTGGAGTTTTGCGTTTGGTGTGCCAATGTACATGGTATGGCAGCAACAGAAAGCTGGTGAGGCTGAACTTGCTAGAGCCGAACAAAACCGACAAGTTGCGGTGCTAGAGGCTAAGGCAAAACTAGATAGTGCTGAAAGCCTAGCACAAGCAGAAGTAAAACGTGCAGAGGGTACTGCAAAAGCCAATCAAATTATCGGTCAATCGTTAAAAGGCAACGAGGCCTACATCCATTGGTTGTGGGTTGATACGTTGAAAGACAGTAAAGACCAAATCATTTACATTCCAACCGAGGCTGGTGTGCCTATTACGGAAAGTTTCCGATTGAAAGAAAGTAAATAGAACAATTATGAAAATCGAGTTATTTAATGATAATTTCCAAAACTTTAAACGATATGGAATACCTAAAGCACAGTTAGTGATTGCAGATATACCATACAATCTAGGAAACAACGCTTATGCAAGTAATCCTATGTGGTATGTAGACGGCGATAATAAGAATGGCGAAAGCAAAAAAGCTGGTAAAGCATTCTTTAATTCTGATTATAACTTTAACATTGCAGAGTATTTTCACTTTTGCAATCGGTTGCTAAAGAAAGAACCAAAAGAACGAGGGCAAGCACCATGCATGATAGTCTTTTGTAGCTATCAACAACAACCAATGGTGATTGAGTACGCAAAGAAACACGGCTTTAAAAATTATATTCCTATTACTTTCAATAAAAATTATAGTGCACAAGTTTTAAAAGCAAATATGCGTATTGTTGGTGCGACTGAATATGCATTAGTTTTGTATCGTGAAAAACTTCCTAAGTTTAATAACAACAAAAAAATGATATTTGATCACTTTGAATGGAAGCGTGATAACAAGAATATCGTTCCTAACATTCATCCAACACAGAAACCAGTAAGCGTATTGAAAAGGTTGATAGAAATATTCACAGATGAGGGTGATGTAATCATTGACCCTGTAGCTGGTAGTGGTAGCACATTAAGAGCGGCAATGGAACTTGGTAGAAGTGCATATGGGTTTGAAATTGATAGAAGAATGTACGCAAAAGCCAAAGAGGAAATGTTGAGCGATGTAAAAGTACAAACAAACTTAATGGAATTTGCGAGTGAGGGGTGATGATCATTGCCAATAAATAGCCGAGATAAAGGCAAACGTGGTGAAAGAATGTGGTGAGATGTTTGCCGAGCCAATGGGTTTGATAAGGTAAGGCGAACAGTCCAATATTGCGGTAATACAGGTGATGCAAGCGACTGCATCGGACTACCTAACATACATCAAGAAGTCAAATTCGTGGAAAATCTGAATGTACGTAAAGCATATGAATAAGAAGAACATGATGCAATACAAGGTGATAATGGCGATATGCCTATAGTGGCTTGGAAGAAAAGCAATAAAAAGTGGCTTGTGATAATGAGTGCAGATGATTGGTTCAAATTGTATAAGGAGAGTGAATGGAGTAATGGCGGTTAAATAACTGCTGGCAAGGCTTTATGTTGCTTAGGGTTAGTAGGAACTAAACCGCAAAAGCAAAAATCTTATACACGTGTAAGTGAATTAGATAAAAATTCACTATTAAAAATGCATCAATCTGGAATGTCATTAAATCAAATTAGTTTACGAGTTGGTGCAAATTACAAAACAATCAAACGTGCATTGATTAATAGTGGGGTGGAATTTTGAGAGAAAGCATGAAAGTAAAGTTAGTAAGTGAGTATGCACAACTACCAATAAGAGGTAGTGAAGATGCAGCTGGGTTAGATTTGTATTGTCCATTTCACATCAAAGTGCCAGCGGATAGCCAAAAAAAAATTCCGTTAGGGGTAGCGGTAGAAATACCGAAAGGACACATGGGTTTACTTGTACCGAGAAGTAGCATGAGTAAAACACCATTAAGGTGTGCCAATAGTGTAGGTGTTATTGATGCTGACTATAGAGGTGAATTGAGTATTGCATATGAAAATGTATCTTGTAGCGATTACATGATATTTAGAGGTGATCGCATCGCACAATTAATCATCGTACCAGTAGCAATGGTCGATGCAGTCGAAGTAGATGAATTAAGTGAAACAGAAAGAGGTGCTGGCGGATATGGCAGCACAGGTAAATAAGTTTTCTAAATTAATTAACATAAAAGGAGAAATTAACATGAACAATAAATTAGTATTAGCAACAATGATTATGGGTGTAATTGGTGGCAATGTGTTTGCGAATGGTGTGGTTACAGGTCCTGTAGAACCTAACACACAAGCACCTGTGGTTAGTGGTTACAACTCCGCAGCATTAGGTGTAAATACAGTAGTTACAGGTACGAGCACAATCGTTTTAGGACGAGATGCTAAAGTTAGTGGTAATGATACAACTGTTATCGGTTCTAATAATGGTACAGTAAGTGCGAACCAAACTACAATTATCGGTTACAACAACAAAACAAATAGCGACCAAGAACAAGTGGTAATCGGTGCTAACTCCGAAACTGCTGGACAGGGTGCAACAGTAATCGGAACGCACGGCAAGGCTACTGCATGGGATGCTTACGCAGTAGGTAATAATACAATCGCAGATAAAAGTAACAGCGTGGCACTAGGAACTAACTCTGTTACTGATAACCCAGTACCTACACAACAAGTTGTATTGAATGGGGTAACACACGTTTTCGCTGGAGAAAACCCTCAATCTGTAGTGAGTGTAGGTTCTAAAGATAGAGCTGGGTTTGGTGGTGTGAAATATTACAATCGCCAAATTACAAATGTAGCAGCAGGACAAGTTGATGCAGCATCTACAGATGCAATCAACGGAAGTCAGCTGTACGCTGCCTACGATGAAATCGCATCTATGGGTGCTAAGTTAGTAAAACACGATAAAGACATTAAGTGTCTAAACATCAGAGTAGACCGTAACGTAAATAACATCAAAAATAATACAGATGCTATTAATCGTCATGAAACAGTAATCAACAATCATGCAACGATCATTAACAACCACGAACAACAATTACAATCTCACGAACAAACTTTAGTAGACCATGCGAACGTATTGGAAAACCATGAAAACCGCATCGAAAGTTTAGAACGTGGTATGACACGAAATGTAGAACGTGAAATTGGTAAAGCTGGTGCAGCGAATGCAGCGTTATCCGCATTGCACTACTTAGGCTATAACAAAGACGATAAATTGACATTCTCCGTTGGTTATGGTCATTACAAAGGACATAGTGCAGTAGCATTAGGTGCTTTCTACGCACCAAATGAACACGTAATGTTTAGCGTAGGTGGTACACTTGGTTCTGAAAAAATGGTAAATGCTAGTGTGAATTTTAGATTGGGCAAAGGTTCTGAATATGAGTTAAACCATAAAGGCAAAATCAAAGAACTTGAAACATTGGTTACTCAATTAGTGGCAGAAGTTGAAGAGTTGAAAGCGAATAAATAATGTGCAGTCCTAGAAGAATTAATGCGCCACAACGAAAAGGCTATATCCTGTGGATACTAGAGGCAGAACGGCAACGAAAAGAAAAAGAGTTAAAACAACTTACGTATTTTGCCGTAGGTGTGGCGATAGTGCCTTTAGTTTTCATAGTATGTGCGTTACTTTATGTTTTGATTAAGTAAAGGATATGGGCGGTGAAATATCCGCCCTATCATAAGAGGTGAGTATGACGGCTTATAGCGGTTACGTTGAACACTCCGACTTTTACATAGCGCCTCAAAGTTATCAAGATGCATTTGATTTCTTGTGCCAGCTTGCGGTAGAGAGTGAAGAAGATGTGTTCTATATCGGTAAAGTAAGTGAAAACATAGCTGATTTTGATTTGTATGATGTAGTTGAATTTAGATGGAATGAGGATAGAGGAGCGTGGATAGAAAGTGTCTAAACGATATGTGAAAAAGGTTAGTGAAATTCAAGCTATACAATACAACGGCAATAACGCTATGGAAGTAGTTGAATTCGTTGAAGATGTAGTTGGGTGTTATTGGTTTGAGAAGTCATCATTAGAAATCACAACAGAGAATGAAGTGATTGCGTGTTCTATAGGTGATTATATTGTTAAAGATCACAAAGGTAAAATTAAAGTTTATAAGGCAAACGAATTTGAAAAGAATTATAGCGAGGTAGAAGATGATTAGTGATAAACAAGGTAGAGAGTGGTTACTTCAAAAGCTATATGATGATGGCTGGAAATATTATATTAAGAATATCGGTGATACTGCATTTGTAACAACAAAAAGACCAGTTACGAATGGTGGTATATTAGATATAAATAGTGGTGGTCATGTAAAGTGTATTAATAACATAAGCAAAATAATGCCACAAATAGAGCGGAATGAAGTGTTAAACATTGCAGAAGAATTAGGTATTGTTGATTGGTCGAAAGTGGCAGTTGATACACCTGTATTAGTAAGTAACGATAATAAAGAATGGATTAAAAGATATTTTGCGAGATACGAAGATGGAAATGTATATTGCTGGCTAAGTGGAAAAACATCATGGACTGCCATTTGTGAACTTTCGATTGGACATTGGGATTACACAAAACTAGCAGAGGTATAAATATATGACATGGTTTATGTTCTTTTGTTTATGGCTTGCAGTTGGTAATACAAACAATGGTTATGCAAATGCAATTATATTTATAGCGTGGTGCGTATTGGTGTATTTGCTAGCTATAAATGGTAATTTTAAAGAGTGAGGTGAAGTGTTTGGGGGAATTAGACGAAAAGCAACTAATAGAAAAAGCGGTTGAGTATCTACAACCTGTTAAGTTAATTGATGTACAAATTGCATCTATCAAAGAAGAAATCAATCAGTTAAGAGCGAACCTTACATCAATAGGTGCGATTGATTACAGTAAGGATAGAGTAACAGGCGGTGGAACTCCGCAAGGGTTAGAGGGTAGCGTAGCAAGATTTCTTGATACAGTCGCAGAACGAGATAAGCGTATTGATGAACTATCAAAACTGAAATGTGATGCGATCACTAAGATAGATGCACTAGATGAAAAGCTAGGGGCAATCATCTTGCGTTATGAGTTTGTACTCAACAATACAACGGAAGATGCCTATAAAATGATTGGATGTTACTCAACGAAACAGGCGAAACGATACAAGCAAAAAGCGTTATTGGAATTTGGGCGTAAACTTGTCCAGTAATGTCCGCAAATGTCCGTGATTGTCCGTGTACCTATATTTTGCTATTAGGTATAATATATATGTAGAAGTTGCCACTAAGCGACTTGTACTCACTCTTTCCTTATGGACAAATCAAAACACAACAACAAGCGCACCCAAATAAGAGTGCGCCTTTGTTGTATATGGGCGAAATGGAACGTATAGCGCTAACGGTCGCAGAGTAGCAGCGCAACCATATTTGATAGCTAAGGAAACAACACTATACTTTTTTCTAATTTCAATCTGAAGTATGTGTTAAGACAAAAACTTTATATGTAGAACTACTGCAAACTAATATAGGGTAAGTCGAATATCTTCACTTTAGAGCTTATACATTATCACTTTCATAGATACGAACTTACCCTTTATTGGTTACACATTGAATACTGGTAGCTAACGCCTCCATTCATAACTTGTTATTACTTAGCCTAACACGTGATATAATTCATCAAATGTTAGTTACTGGTATTGAGTGTGTAATGATTGTTGAAAAGTGTGTACCGCATTTGCGTTTTAACAAAGGTTAGAACGTGCTTAGGCTTTAATTGTGCGGTATACAATTTTGAGTGATCATTGAAAACTAGGTGTGTTTCTCTTTTCCAACTTGTTTATCTTATTCATAGTTGAACCTCAGAAAGTATAAATTGTCATATCATCAACGCACCTAGTTTTGAGTGATTATTGAAAACTGGAGTTATATTTGTTTCCTAGGTACTT